TTAGAGGGCTAGATTTAGCTGATCCTTTCCATAGTGAGACGCCGGGAAGGCATCGCGGGGGATAAAGTCAGGCGGTAACGGCGCTGTACCTGCGCGTTTTGTTACTTCCCTTTCCACACTGTTAAGCGTGGTGAATGACCGGCTACATTCCAGATTCTGACACTGGTGATATTGACGGATTGTCATATCGGTTATTTTACGGCTGGTACGGGTGCGGGCCATAGCGCCGCAGAATGGACATCTGAACATAATGATGGCTCCCCTGTGGGAGTTGAACTCCATTTCATTTTATTCAGTTTCCGCTATCCAGTCAGGTATTTTTGCTTCCAGCTCCAGCCGGGTGGTAAAACCGCTGTCGTCTATGACGTGCTCAGCACGCGCAATGATCCAGTCCTGATTATCTATTTCATCCTTAAAACCGCTAACCGTCACGTGCATTTCCGGGTAAAGCTCAGCGCGGCCACTCGCCAGGGTGATCGAAAACTCTGCCGCGCCACGCTGAAGCTGCTGCCACTTTGCCGCCGCCGCACGTTTCGCCGCCTCTTCATTCTGGTAGGTTTTGCGCAGCACATAGACGTTACCGTCTGCGCCCTCCATGTAATCGCCCTCACGGCTGCTGCTCTTCTCTTTTTTGGGCTTTACAGACTTGCGGCGCTTAACGCTGACCTTTTTCTTTTTACCGAAATTGAGATCCAGCCAGTAAGCCCTGACGCCGGTATACGCATCCCGATCGGCAATACGAAAGCGGTGCCGGTCGCCACTGGTGCGGTCAATGCTGGCAGAAGGTAGCGCCTTTCCGTCAGCGGTCAAACCACCACCCGGCAGAATAAACAGCAGACTGCCGTTCTTGACGGTGGCAATTGCACCCAGCATTTCCGCCATGCGGGTAAGGAAAGACATATCGCTTTCCTGCGTCTGGTCGGCGTGATCAATCTCAATATCCATGAGCATTTCACTGATCTGCGCCTTCAGTCCGTATCGGTGCGCTATTGCCGACACAACGCGCTCAACGGTCACGTCATGCCATGAGACTTCGCGCTTTACGTTGAATTCTTCACGAAAATCAGCGCTGCGGGCAGTAACGCCAATGGTATCTGCCGGGCCTTCGTGGGAAACCTCGTCAACCGTGTACAGCCCCTTGTAAATCAGCGGTTCACCCAGCCAGCCAAATGATACGGCAAGCTCAGCACCACGCGGCGGCAGTGCAACCATGCCATCACTGTCATCAATGGATATTGACAGCTGATCGGCATCAAAACCCCGATTGTCCGTCAGTGACAACGACATGATCCGATCATCAAGCTGCGTCAGTACCTTGCCACCCATCGTAATGCTGAATCCCGGACTTTTTACTGCCTCGGTCAGTGAATCGTTATAACTGCTGCCGGCGTCGTTAAGTGATTTAGTCAGGTCTGTAAGTGCCATGCTTTCCCCCTTCTTCCGGCGAAGGATCCCACGCGCGCGGGAGAGACCAAATCGGTTTTTGTTGTCGCCGTCCGGCCAGACCCGCAATAGCGTGAGTAGCGTTCAGACATGAGGGATTATCACTGCGAACTCAATAACGTAATGGTGGCTAACATGTCAGAGACACGTTTCCACGGTGTACGCGTCCGGGAGAATACCGACCTGGTGACGGCCATCAATGACATTGAATCTAGTGTCATTGGGGTCGTTGCCGTGGCGGATGATGCCGACGCGGAAACCTTTCCCCTGAATACCCCCGTGTTGCTGACGCGGGTTAACAACGTGCTGGGTAAGGCGGGTAAAACCGGCTCCCTGTACAAAACACTCAAAGCCATCGCTGACCAGACCAGTCCGAAGGTTATCGTTGTGCGCGTGGCAGCAGCCACGGAAGAGGAAGGCAGTAAAACGCAGTCGCAGCTCATCATGGGTGGCACGGCAGAAGACGGCAGCTATACCGGCATGTACGCGTTTCTGACTGCCGAGCAGAAGGTCGGCTATCGTCCGCGCATTCTGGCTGTGCCGGGCTACGACACGGAAGAAGTGACCTACGCGCTGTGCGTCATTGCACAAAACCTGCGCGCGTTTGTTTACGCCAGTTGCTATGGATGCAAAACGATGGCTGAAGCCACCGCATATCGTGCGACCTTCGCCTATCGCGAGCTAATGCTTATCTGGCCTGATTTCATCGCATACAACCCGCAGACAGGAGAAAACGAAACCTTCCCTGCCCCGGCCTATGCCTGCGGCCTTCGCGCTCTGATTGACAACAATCAGGGCTGGCACAAATCGCTTTCCAATGTGTCGGTAAGCAACGTGCTGGGTATTTCACAGGATGTTTTCTGGTCGCTTCAGGCCGAAGACAGCGACGCGAACGAACTGAACAACAAGGAGATCACGACGCTCATCAAGCGTAACGGTTTCCGGTTCTGGGGCAACCGCGTTACAGACACCAAAGATTATATCTTTGAGGTTTATACCCGAACGGCACAGATTCTGGCTGACAGTATCGCTGAGGCGCAATTTGAATCAGTGGACGAACCGCTGACCCCTGCCAACGTTAAGGACGTGGTCAGCGGCATCAGCGGCAAACTCAATTCGCTGGTGACGCAGGGGCGGCTAATTGGTGCTGAATGCTGGTTTGATATCCTGGATAACCCGACAACCGGTCTCCGTCAGGGTCAGGTACGCATTCGCTATAAATACACACCGGTTCCGCCTATGGAAGATCTGACGCTCTACCAGACCTTCACGGACGAGTATTTCGAATCGGCGTTTTCTTCCCTGGGAGGTGCATAAATGGCGGTTCCTCACAAACTGCGCCTGTTCACCTGCTTTGTGAACGGCAGCAACTGCATCGGCAAAGTCTCTTCCGTGACGCTGCCAAAACTGACCCGCAAGACTGAAGACTTTCAGGGCGGCGGGATGATTGGCTCCGCTGCGGTGGATCTCGGTCTGGACAGTGGCGCACTGGATACCACGATGGTGGTTGGCGGTCTGGTTCAGTCGTTACTGCTGAATTACTGCGGCGATATCGACGAAACCCGCTTCCGCTTCGCCGGTGAATATTACACCGATGGAGAAAGCCTGCTGGTTGAGGTCGAACTGCGCGGCCGCATCACCGAAATGGACGGCGGCGAAAGCAAGCAGGGAGAAGACACCTCCGTCAGCTACACGATGAAGAACACCTATTACAGGCTCACCATCGACGACAAGCCGATGTTTGAGTTTGACCTGCTGAACTTCATCTACAAGAAAGACGGCAAGAATATCTACCCTGACCGCATTACATCTGCGCTGGGAATGGGTAACTGATTAATCTGATAAGTGGCGGTACAGCCGTGCCGCCCGGAGTATTAAACAATGAGCAAAAAAAACGATAACGCCATTACGCTGGTAAAACCCGTTGTTCGCGGCGATGAGAAAATTACTCAGGTAACGATCACGGATGAGATCAAACAGGCTGGCTCCCTGCGCGGGCTGAAGCTGGTTAACGTGATGAATATGGATGTGGATTCGGTGGCGGTACTGCTGACCCGCGTCACGTCACCGCGCCTCAAACAGACCGAAATCAATGAAATGGATACCCGCGATTTCGTCAGCCTGTCAGAAGCGCTCGTCCCTTTTTTGACACCTGCGGGGTCTGGAGCATCGAACGAGGCGGAGACGGAGAATCAGTAACACTCCTGCGGTTCGACCTGATCGACGATCTGGTCGCTGATATCGCGGTTGTTTTCAACTGGCCGCCCTCTGAAGTCTTCACGATGGAACTGGGCGAAGTCATAGCCTGGCGTGAGCGGGCGGCTGTCCGAAGTGGAGCCAGTGACAGTGAAAAGCCTTAATATCCGCGTCGCGTTCAGCGCGATCGATAAACTTACCCGCCCGGTCAATGCCGCCCGCCAGAGCGCGGGCGGTTTGTCAGAATCCCTCAAAAAAACGCAATCCAGCATTAAAGATCTGGACAGCCAGTCCCGCACGTTCAACCGTCTGCGCGACAGCGTGCAAAAGACCTCCCGCAAAATTGACGAAGCCAGCCGGACGCTTGAAGGGCTGAATCAGGCGCAGCGGGAAGGTACACAGCTTACAGACAAGCAAAAAGCACATATGGCAGCGCTGGCCGCAAAGCTGGAGCGCCTTAACTCTGCACGCACGCAGGAAATGGTTAAGCTGCGTGCTGCCTCACAGGCGCTGCGCAGCCACGGCGTTTCGCTGGTCGGCAGCGATCGCACCATTCAGAGCGCGATACGTCGAACCGAACAGTACAACCAGACGCTGGAGCGGGAACGGCGACAGCTTGCCGCTGTCACACAGGCACGGGCGCGCTATGACCAGATGCAGCAAACAGCGGGTAAACTTCGCGGCGGTGGCACGATGGCCGTTGCCGGGGCCACTGCTGCCGGTTACGCAGCGGGACGCTTCTTATCCCCCGCAGTTGGGTTTGACCGGGAAATGTCCCGCGTGCAGGCGCTGACCCGTATAGACAAAAGCTCCGTTGACTTTTCCGCACTTCGTGAACAGGCCAAAAAGCTGGGCGCTGAAACGCAGTTCACCACGACTGACGCCGCCAGCGGGCAGGCGTTTCTCGCTATGGCCGGTTTCACTCCGCAGGCCATTCAGGCCGCACTGCCCGGCGTGCTCAATATGGCGCTGGCCGGTGGTATGGATTTAGGCGAAAGCGCCGATATCAGCTCAAATATTCTGTCTCAGTTCCGTCTCGATCCCAAAGAAATGGATCGCGTCAGTGACGTACTAACGGGGGCGTTCACCCGCACCAACACCGATCTGCAAAATATCGGTGAGGCGATGAAGTACGCCGGGACAGGTCTTTCCAGTCTTGGCGTCAGCGTCGAACAGACAACAGCCATGATCGGCGTAATGGCGAACGTAGGCCTGCGCGGTAGTATCGCCGGTACAGGATTACAGGCCGCGTTTTCACGCCTTGCCGCGCCAACCGGCAGGGCAAAAACCGCCCTCAAGGAACTGGGCGTAGACGTTGCTGACGCCACGGGGAAAATGCGCCCTGCTGAAGAGGTTCTCACTGAACTCTATAAAAAGATCAGCAAGTACGGCGATACCGACAAGCTCTCTTTCTTTAAAGATATCGCCGGTGAAGAGGCGTCAAAGTCATTGCAGGCACTGGTTATGTCAGCCGGGAGTGGGGAACTCCAGAAGTTGCTGGAAGCACTGAAAAACGCCAAAGGTGAGGCGCAGAAGGCCGCCAAAATAATGGCGGATAACCTTGATGGCGATCTCAAAAATCTGGACAGCGCCTGGGAAGGCTTCCGCATCCAGATTAACGATCTCGTCGATAATCAGCTCCGCGCCCTGACTCAGGGACTGAGTGACGTTGTGGGGAATATGACGCAGTGGGCGAAGGAAAATCCGAAGCTCACCCAATCTCTGCTGGTTGTCGGTGGTAGTGTTCTGGCACTGACCGCCGCCATTGGTGGCACATCGCTGGCGGTCGGCCTGCTGATGGGGCCGCTGGCTAAACTTCAGCTAGGTTTTACCCTACTGACGGGGGGCAGAGGCATAACCGGAACGGTTGCCGCTCTGCGAACACTCGGCACGGCTTCCGGCCCGGCAATGGCAAGCGTGCGCGGATGGGGGCCAGTTCTCGGCTCATTAGCAGGGAAAATGCGGGGAGTTTCAACCATCATACCCGCTATGCGTGGCGCACTTATGGGGGTATTTCTTGCGCCTGGTGCCGCGCTGGGCGCACTGACCAAAAACCTCGGAATGCTTGCACTTCGCCTTACGGGTTTTACGACCATATGGAGCATTATCACAACTGCTGTGTCTATGCTGGGTACTGCGCTGTCACTGCTGTTGAGTCCGATTGGCCTGATAGTAGCGGCGTTTGTTGCTGCCGGGGTTCTTATCTGGCGTTATTGGGAGCCTCTTAAAGCATTTTTTGCGGGTGTATTTACCGGCATCATGGAAAGACTGGCCCCGTTATGTGAGACCTTCGCGCAGTTTAGCCCTATCTTTGATGCGATAAGCAGCGCTGTTAGCCAGGTCTTTAACTGGTTCAAATCTCTGCTTTCCCCGATGGAGTCCAGCAAAGAAACACTGGATAAATGCGCCAGCGCCGGTGAGGTGTTCGGCAATGTCCTGGGCGGTGCGCTCCAGCTTGTCCTGGCTCCCGCAAAAATGCTGCTGGATACATTAGCCTGGATCCTTGAAAAGCTCGGTGTTCTGCCTGATGAGGCCGAAAAAGCCAGAAAGAAGATCGAAGACGCACAGCGCATGGCTGTTCTTCAGGACAAAGTCGCCCTTCTTCAGGGAGATATCGCGAAGGTTGCACCGAAAAAAGTTGAGGTGAATAACGTTCCGCCTGGCGCACCGCAACCCACATCACCGCTAACCGGCGATAACGGCACTATGCGCAGGTTGCAGAGTATCGACAGCAACACCAAAACGACAGCCGACAACACGAAGAAGATCGGCCCCGGCGATATCGTGTTTAAAAACCTGCCTCGTGCGCTGGCCGTTCGTGGGGAATGGAAGGAATCGCAGCTGGCCAGCACAGTCAGGAACAACGGGTTAAGCGCACGCCCCGCAGTGGTAGCGGCATCGCTTCCCGTTAAACAGGCTGAACTTCTGCCAGTCAGCCGCAGCTCCAGCAATATACCGGTTGCCACTGGTGGCTTTACGGGAGAAATCCACGTACATCTTCACGGCGTTGACCGGCAGGACGCGCGCGAAATTGGCCGGATTGCCGCCGACGCAGTGAATGCCGAAATGGCCCGCCTTGCGCGGCTCAATCGCGGCAGCTTCAAAGACAGAGATTAAGGGGAAGCAACATTATGATGATGATATACGGGATGTTCGTTTTTGAACTGAAGACGCTGCCTTACCAGCAACTTCGCCACTCGCTGAACTGGCGCCATGTGAAGAATGATCGCATCAACCGATCGGCAAAATGGCAGTACATCGGCGCGGGGGAGACGCAGATCAACCTTGACGGGGTGCTTTACCCTGAAATTACGGGCGGCGACGTATCTCTTACCGTTCTGGCAACACAGGCATACACCGGGCGTCCCTGGCCTTTAATCAGCGGTGCGGGGCAGATTTACGGTATGTATGTGCTGACCGGGCTACAGGCCACGCATACGGAATTTGACCGCTACGGGAAGGCGAAAAAAATTGAGTTTTCAATCAGCTTTCAGCGTTGTGATGAAGACCTACGCGAACGCCTGCAAGCGTCGTCCATTGGCGACCTGCTTTCAGGTTTGAAGGATAAAGCCACGTCCGCCTACAACTCCGCCAGCAGTACGCTGTCTGGCCTGTTCTGACGGTATCCATATAAAACTAAAGCGGGCATTTGCCCGCTTCATCTTCCGTAACACACCGCCATAACTGACCGTGCTGCAGCACCGTTAAAAATGATCATACTCGATACACATGGCCAGCACAGTTAAAACTGGCAGTGCGTGCCGGAATGCAGACTTATTCTGGCTTATCCGGCCAGGTAATGTCCGGCGCTTTCGACGTATCAACAACCTGCACAGCTTTGATGTATTTCATCCATGCTATCAAGCTGGCTTTGTCTTCATCGCTGATAATGCCTAACTGTAGTTCGGTCTGCCATAGGCTGATCGTTGTTTGTGCCTCTGCAAGTAACGCAGCCTTCTGTTGCTCCGCCGCTTCCACATCCGCTGCGTGCTGCGCTTTCGTATCCGTCACCCACTCGCTGCCGTTCCATGTGTCGTAAGGCGTTGGCGGTGCAAGCGTAGTGGTGTCATTTGGGTAATCACCGGGGGCGGAAATAATCACCGCTTCACCTGTTTCAGTGCTATATACCGTTTCTCCACGGTGATCAGCTACGTATTCCCAGGCGGTAAAATCCGCTGACCGGCAAATAGTGAAATCTTCTTTACTTTCACCCGGCGCATCAGTGCATGAGTTAGCGGGAATTCCAACCCCAACGGCCAGGTATTCAACGGATGAGGAAAGATACTCGCGCGTTTCGCCATCGTAATTAAACACGGTAATATCACCGGCCACTATCGCAATAAAATTGCTGTTTAATTTTGCCTCTGACATTATGCAGCCCTCACGATGTAGTTAAATGCAACGTTGCGCGGCCTGTTTTCAGACGCCACAGGAACAATGCGAGAGGCATCAAAAAATATTTTTTCACCCTGAGAAGGATTCAAGCCACCTGTTCCGCCAACACTCGGTGCATCTAATATGAAAGAGCCATCCTCATAAATTCCCTCATTGGCATTTTTGCCATTATTATAGAATGCTCCTGTTGACTTACCGTTATAGGGAACATCAAGCGACTGCTCTCCCGTGATATTGCGAATAGCATCGTTCTGAGCCGTCAATAAAATGCGCCCGCTGTCAGTGCCGCGCCCATCATCCCAGCCACGAACAAACTCACCTCGCAGATCCGGCAATTTCCCGGTGGAATAGACTTTCGCCAGTTTCGGATATTTGGCGGTATCAAACGTTGCACCATTACATTTAAGCCAGCCGCCCGGAGGCGTCGCCTGCGGCCACGGAAGTGGGAATCCAACTGGGATATATGTATCAATATCCGTCTCAAGCAAATACTGCGTATGGGGATCACTGGCAGCTACATGCGCGGCCAATTTCTGATCTACATAAGCCTTAACCTCAATAACGGCATCATCAACATATTTACGGGTTGCCAGTACCACGGACGGATCGATTTTCAGCGTTATAGCTTCGGTGCTGCTGACAATCAGGATCACGCGAATCACCTGCACGCGCCCGCTGCCTTCCTGCAACTGTGGTTTATAAGTCTCTGCACAGTTGGCAACCGCAATCATATCGCCGTCTTTATCAAACAGGCCGATCTCACGGATCCACCATCCGCCCACATCTTCCGGTATGACCTGTTCCGCAATGATCTGATTGGTGTTAACCGGGTCAATAGTCAGCATATTCAGTTGCGCACGGCGCAGCTCATGCGTCAGCGCGGTCTGTGCCGGGTTCGGTGTCGGCAGCGCGCCGTTACCATCGCCTACGGCCATCTGGGTGATCTCAACCTGCGCACCCAATGCCGTGGCGTTTGCCAGTTTTGCCGCCCCGATATTGGTTAACAGGGCAAAATATTTAGTCGCCACTTGCGATCTCCACGGTATCAATTAAATGGACTGCCGCGCCGGTGTAGTCGCCACCGCCCACGGATATGGTTTCAGGAAAATAGGGGTAAACGGTCAGCGTATCGCCGATATAACATCCCGCCCCGACTTCGATATACCCCTGCGACTGAAGCGAAAGGGACAGGCCAGTCAGGTGACGACTTCTCGGCTTGGCATCGTCAATAAGGCGCTCAAGCTCAAGATAGGTTTCCTCCGTAATCCCCTGTTCCTGAATACCGATTTCAAGCCTGAAGGTTCCCGGTTCTTCGCCGCTCTGCCACCACTCGATCACGCGCAGCAGAAAGCCGAAAGGTTCAACGACGCGGCGCAAAGCGGAAATAGTGCCCTTCTGACGGTGAACCAGCCAGGAGGCTTTAATTACCTGCCGTTTAGTCTGTTCTGACCAGTTCTTATCCCAGCGGTCAACAGACAGCGCCCAGGCGAGATAAGGCAGAAGATCAGCGGGGCATTCGTCCGGATTCCACAGCTTACGCAGATCAACAGGAATATCGGTAAGCCGTTCCGTCACCGTCTCCGTGCTGCGCATAAAGCCGCTGGCCGAAGGCGGCAGCATGTTGTTATTCATCGGTGCCCCCGGCCTCAATCGTGAATGACTCACACCGCGCCGCCTGCGTATCGGCGATCACAATATCGCTGGCAGGCTCCAGCAGTTCCACCCTCTGCACGCCCTGAACATGCAGCGCCGCCATAATAGCTGAGCGGGCAACGTCACGCCCAATCTTGCCCTGTTGATTCAGCCAGGACTGAAGCGCGTCCTGCGCGGCGATATGGATAGGTTCAGACTCAGGGCCGGGGTAGAAATACAGCAGCGCATTGATCTGATAATTCACGATCTCTGCCGCCTGAACGGTCAGACGATCGGCAACGGGGCGCTTATCATCAGCAGACAGCGCCTTATCCACCGTCGCCAGCAGTTCCGCGCTGGCGGTGCCGTCACCTTCGGTAGACAGTACAGAGACCACCACCACGGCGGGCGACGGGCTGATCGCTTTAGCGTCCGCCACTTTGCCGCTGGCACTTTTGGCAAAATATTCATATGCGCCGGTTGGCCCCGCCACGCTCAGCCCTTCAAACGCAGCCTGTGCGCGCAAACGCAGTGCGGTATCGCTTTCCGTTACTGCGTCAGTGGTTGCCGTCTCCGGGGTGATGATCAGACGTTCGGTATTCAGGTTGCCCGCGAGATTATCAAGATCGGACGATACGGCATGACTCAACATGCACGCTGCCGCGCCGTCATTAATCCGCTGCCTGAGCATCATTTCACGGTAGGCAACCACCTGGGCGATCACGTTCAGCGGTTCGGATTCCAGCTCCAGCGCGGCGGCAACGGATGCCTGCTGTTCCTTGGGGAATGCCGCCAGCATGACGGCTTTGACCTCGCTGAGAATGACTTCAAAGTCCAGTACTTCGATAATTTGCGGCTGCGGTAGCTGCGATAAATCAACTGTTGCCATTACTGCCACTCCTGAGCGTCAGCGCACTGCCTGCCGTCTGCATGGTTTCGGTAATAATGCCGACCAGTTCAGCGGTGACAGCACCATCCTTTGAATAACTGATATTGATGCCGTTCAGGGCAATACGCGGCTCCCACATCGTCAGGGCGATCACCGCCGCACTCATACATTGCAGGCGCGTCACTTCGTTTTGCGGTTCATCCAGCAGATCGGGGATCATGCTGCCGTAATCCCGCCGCATCACCCGGCTTGCCAGCGGCGTGGTCAGTATGTCGCGTACTGAATTCCACAGCTGATCGGTATCGGTAAGCTGGCCCGTGCCGTCCGGGTTCATGCCGGTATAACGAACAGTCATAGCGGTGCCCCTGTAGTGCCGCCGCTGTCGCCAGGGTGTTTGTGCGTGTGCAGGACCTTGCCGTTTGACGAAAGCGATCCGTCAGAATGAGTCACATCACCCTTCATCGTGCCGCCTTCCGTCAATTCGAACGTCCGCGTTTTCAGATGGTCGGTGCATTCCACCAACGGCGTTTCAAGCGTGACGCTGGCAGAGGCTTTGATATGTGCTGTTTTCATGCCTTGGGCTTCCAGCGCGCTGGCCTCCGCGTCATAGCGTAAAGAGGCACCGTCTGGCGCTGTCAGCACAATCTCTTTCAGACTGCTGCCCGGCGCAGGGTTGTCACTGCTGTAGAGACTGCCGATAATGACCGCCGTTTCTGGGTTGCCACCGATACAGCCCAGCCAGACCTGTTCACCCACGGAAGGCGGCACCCATATACTGAATGCCCCGGCGCGCGTGGTGTTCCAGCGCAGCCAGTCGGTCTGAAGTTCGCCGCTTTGCACGCGCACGCGCCAGCTCTCTTCATCAACGGCAATAACGACGCCGACACGTAGGATATTTTCCAGCAGGCGGATCAGTTCAGCGCTCATCGTGCGGCACTCCCCAGGCTGTTAACCATCTGTTCCGTAATCATCCGCTCATCGCCAGCGGTAAAGCCCAGCAGCTCACGCACCGGATATTTAGCAAAAGCACCCGGCCCGACCTGATCGCGCAGGCCGTACTGGTGCACACGCGCAATGCGCGCGGCTACGCCGTCATAACCCACGGAAGTGCCGCCAGCATCAGCGCGCATTTTGAGAAAGCGATAACTGCGCAACCGCTGAAACATCGGCACCTTCTTCGCAGTGCTGCGGCGCACTGAGCGCGTATTGATCTCGATGTAACGCTCAATATCGCTGCGGTAAAACGTGCGAATATCGTTGCGCTCTTCGTCAAAGCCGGTAATGGTGCGCCCGTATTTCCCCCGGCCTCCATGCCAGTTTTTCAGGCGGCGGATCTCACCCTGCCAGACAAACACAATACCCTGCTGAGAACGCAGCACCCTGCGGCGTCGGGCAGGATACGGCGAACCTTCGGGGTTTTGCTGTGCTTTGATGCGCTGTTGCTGGCTCTTTCGCAGTGCCTGGCCAACCGCGCGGGCGGTGCGAACACGTCCGGCCTGAGAGGTGCCCGCGAGTATGTCGTTGAATACCTGATCCAGCTCACGGAAGAGATCGTTACTCATGCGCGTCAGCCTCCCACGTTACATCTTCAAAGATGGTGCTCCAGTCGCCGTCCGCTGACGGTATGCGCGGTTTAGGTTCCGGTAAATGCTCCGCCCTGGGGATGCCTTTTGCGTCCAGAGTGACCTTTACGCGCTCGTGCAGCGGCATTTCAAAAAGAATGTCGGCGGTATCGTCGTTGTTGATAAGGGTCGTAAATTTAACGTTCCGGTTCTTCTCCGGGTTCAGCAGCAGATCGGGCTGGTTGTGCCAGAGCCATGCCATTAACGGCAGCGTGAAATCATCAATATCACCGGCAAAGTTCATTACAAACAGCACCAGGGTATAGCGGTACATAAACGATGGCGTTTCGCCGGTCGTCTCGATATTCCCTTCTTCCACAAAAACGGTGAAGGCTTCAGGATTGGCCCTGCACCATTTGTTAGCGCGGGTCAGGGTCTCGCGCAGTGAGTCAGCTTTCAGCATGGTGATACCTTCTTAACGCCCGAAACGTTCAATCGCGCCCGCAATGATCAGCAGATAAATAAGCGTCCAGTAAGGGTGAGCGCTCAGGTAGTCGAATAATGTCATGGTGTAGCCCTCGCGTGGTCAGTCAGTCTTTTCAGGCGGCGCAGATCGAGATCGGCTATCGCCGCCTTATCGGCGTTGCAGGTATCCAGCGCATCGCGCAGGCGATCACTCCAGATAGCTATTGCGCCCCACGTTACCGGGGCGGTCAGTTCCGGCGCTGGCGTTGCTGCCGTCAGGCTTTCCGGCACCGGTTCGTGCACGATTTTCATTTGCGGCTGCGGCGGTACGGTGTTGCAGGCTGTTACTGACAGAAGCAGGCACAACAGTACTGGCACACGTATCGTCTTTGATGGCATCGCGCATGTTTTCACGTCGCTTTTCTCCCTCGGCGTTTCTTTGCTGTTCGGTTGCCCGCAACTGTGCAAGGACTTCGCGGGCGTCAGCAGTCAGCGCCCGCAGCTCATCCAGCACCTCACCATTACTCTTCACCTCGCGGGAAAGTGCTTCATTGCGGACGGAGTCTTTACCGCGTTGATGTGTCTGCCAGAGCAGGCCACCAGAGGTCAGCACCAGTAGCGCACATAAAATGGCTGTAATCTTCACTTAACAGCCTCCACGTCACGCAGGCACCACGCCTTAAAATCCGTTCTCCGGTTAACCAGCCCCTGGCTGCGTTTACCGCCGCTGTTCACAAAGTCCGTCAGCCGGTTACACATCGCCTGCCATTCATGCGCCTGCGCCTTCTTCCAGATGGTCGTGCGCTGCTTTCGCTTCTGGCTGTCCGTGAACCACATCAGGCCAGTACACCCCACATTAAGACTGGCATCCGTCATGGCCTCAAAGGCGGACTGTGGCATATGCCCGCCTTCAAAATTCTGGTTAATACAGTTTTCAGCGTGCCGCATATCGTTAATCCATCGACCGGCGATCTCGCTGTCACTGTACTCCCGCTTCTCAACGCGCCCCGTCGAACCAATTCCGACCGTGAGCACGCCAGCCGTGCAGTAGTAGGGCGTATTCCGGCAGTCTTCCCAACCAGCAATCTTCTGCTGGCCTTCAGGCGTGGTGCGCAACGCGCCCGGACTCAGCGTGATACCCAGCGCAACAATGGCCGCAATGGAGCATTTTTTAATAAGCTGTTTCATCTTCCGGCTCATTCTGTTGCAGAAGGTCAAGCGCCCGGCGCTCTGACTCACTCATTTGCCTGTGTTCTGCCTGCTCAAGGATCTGGTTAATCAATTCGTTTCGACGCTTCTGCCCACGTTCGATGCGGGCGCGATAGAGCCATCCACGTGCACCAAAAACCATCCCGACAAGAAGACCGGCCAGCGCAATCTTTTCGCTCAGTGTCATGACGCCGATACTCGTGACCATCGCTGACATCGTGAATGTCAGCCAGTCATTCAGGCGCTGAAAGAAACTTAATCCCATAGCTGCACCATCTCCTGTGTCGCTTTGTGCGCGATTTCCGGCAGTTCAATCTCCTGACCGGCATCAAGAAAAACCTGCTGGCTCAGTCCGGGATTGGCAGATAACACTTTTTCGGTCACGCCCTGCGTGTTGCCGTAGTGACGCCAGCAAAGCAAATCCACCGTATCCCCCTGCAATGCCTTCACTTTCATCAGCAAAGCTCCGCATAGAGTCGCGGGGTGTCGCGAATGTCAGCGATACTCCAGCGGGCATCCCGCCAGAGATCATCCCGTTGCAGGTCAAGTGCGGCGGCGTCTTTGTCGCCTTTCGCCGTGGTATCAACGTCGCGATAGCCTTCAAGTACCAGCGCCCTGGCAATCGAATAGACTGCGCGGCGGAAGCGGTACACCTTCACGTTTTCACCGTTGATAACCAGCTTTTCCGTATCACCTGACGGCAGGACTGAAGGCACATCTTCCAGCGTGTGAAAACCTGCTTTGACCTGACCGGCACGCCAGTCAAGCAACTGCGCGGTGACATGGGCTACCGCTTCCGTGGTGACGTGCATCAGCCTGGACGTGGTGATGCCGCCAGTGATGCGCGCGGCCAGACGGAGATCGGCCAGTTTAATCACCGGCCAGAAGTCCCCGGCACTGACGGTGGTATCACCATCATCAACATCGGGCGTATCGCTGTCGGCAGGCAAAACGCGCTTATTTGCCACAAGGCTGCTCATGCGCTTATCTCCCATAAATCAGGCGGTGGGCGGGTGGTTAAAAGACCGTATACGGGCAGATATCCACCCGCGCCGCCTGTCGGACGGGGCCGAAGTCGTTAATTCTTTTTCTGGCTGGCAGGCTTGCGTTTTGTCGCTTTGCCTGTTGCCGTCTTAGTCGTGGTTTTACGCGTCGTCGCTTTACCTGCTGCGCTGGCGGTGGCGCTTTTTTCAGGGACGGGATCAGCAGTACCGTCAGTTTTGTCGGTGCTGGCCGAGTCACCTTCACCCGTGCCGCTATCCGCAGACAGCTTCTTAACTTCACGGGCAAGCGTTGCGATCTCTTTTTTCACCCCGGCGTTGGGGTTGCGCGTCAGCGCCTCACGGAACAGCGCCAGCGCTTCCGCTTTGGCCGTGATATCAGTCGCGCCACGGCGGGCAAGTCCACGGGCCTTGCACAACTTGGCGCGCACCACATCCGGCATATCACTGTCGGCGACAATTCCCGCCACTTCGTCAAGCACTGCGATACCGGACGACAAATCAGCGTCGGCATCAGCAGCCGCGAGCGTCAACAGTGGCTTGCTCATTTCTTCAGTCAGGAAGGTCGCTGCCGTGCGGTTGAAGTTATCCGGCAGCGTCAGCCCGTGGCGTACCACGTAGCGCCCCAGCCTCAACGCAAGCGCATAGTCACGACAGTCAATCGCCCAGACCATCAGCCTGGTAATGACTTCATCCTGCCGCCCACTGTCGCCGTCGAGCGTGCCTTCAATCCATCCCTCGTATTCAGGCAGCATGGATTTCTTCATTTCGGCTTTGGTTTCTTCGGACTGCACGCCGCTGAGGCGGGACAAGTCCATACGCAGGCGATGCAGAATTTGCTCATGCGCGGTGCGCTGGATATCGGATTCTTCATCCGCCTGGCCCCGGCGTTCTGCCATGACCTTCTGAAAATGTCGTTGTGCCGGTGTTAACATCGTCACTTCTCCCCGTCATGGCGGGGCAATGCCCCGCCGCTTCTGTCACTCGCCTGCCGGTTCGGCCTGGGCGAACTGAATGCCGTCAATGAACGCAACATTGCCGTAGTCTTCAATGACGAAGTCATCGTTTGACGACTGATACGTTGCGACACGGTTGTATTCCGGCTCTTCTTTGATCGTCCGGCGCAGACCGCCACGCTGGTAGTACACCGACAGGTTTTTGAACGGCGTGATCAGCACGCCATTTACCGGGAAGTAAGGCGCGATAAAGGTCGGCATATTGCCTACGCGCTCCTGCGCGACAATAAGCTGACCGGCCAGCATTTCGGTATTCGGGTTGGTCTGGCTTAAGGCGTTGATGGCCGAGAAATTGCTGCTCGTCAGCAGGTCGCCCGCCAGAATCACCACGTTATCCGGGTTACGTTTGTGCCATTCATCCATCAGGCTGTTTTTGGCGTCGTACACCGCAGCGCCAATGTTGCCGTAGGTGCCTTTTGCGACAATCTTGTTATCTTCATCGCGCGAGGTGATCGTCACATTGGAAATGACGCGGTGCGGCGCTTCCTGGCGGATTTTTTCCAGCCAGCCAATGCCACAGTCCTGCAACAGCGGGTTAGCGGCACGGTCAGACGGGTCGCTGTACTTCACGCCGTTAAAGCCAATCATGATGCGGTCAAGCGACATCTGGCGGGCCATAGCCTTACTGATCAGCGGCTGGAACTCCGGCATGTGGGCCCACGCATCAAGCTGTTCATAACTGATGCCGTAGTCATAGTTGACCTTGCGGCACATGTAGTCGAACGGCTCCATTGAATGATTTGAGCCAGGGTTGCGACGACTGGTAACACTGTTGTTTACGCCAGCCATCGGGCCTTTGCTGCCGATCAGGACTTTCTGACCGATCTGCTGGTTTACGCCAAACACGTTAATTTTGCTCAGGAAAGAATCATCCTGCTGTGCGGCCTGTTCAAGGCGCTGCTGACGCGTCGGATCTACGGCAAATTTTGCAGCGACAGCGGCGGTTGATACGCCGTTGAGCTGTGCCTGCCGGGCGATGTACTGATCAAATAGCTGGCGGGTATTGTTATCCATGTTCTCTGCTCTCTTTGTGAATATCAGTAATCAGCCAGTTGCGCGTTAGCGCCACCGCTCGCGGGTTCCCGCTGGCTGAAATTGGCGTCTGTGCTGCCCAGCTTGCTGGTCAGCGCGGCAAGGTCGGAGGTCAGCTTCTGAATGGCCTGGCTGTCCTGCTCGCGGGCGCGGCTCAGGTCGTTGAAGCTGTCCAGCAGATCGGCATGGGACTGGGCGACGTTCTCCACGGCGTCACGCACCTGGCTGAATTGCTCACCGTCAGATTTACGGCCTTTGCCGATAATCCCCATGACGCGCGCGAACCACTGTTTACCCTCATCGCTGCGCTGCTCAGCCAGTTCGATGATTTCTGCCTCAATGGCATCGGTGAACAGCGGGGCTTCACCCTGCTGATTGTTGAAGGACATAACCTGCTGACGCTGCTGCGCGGCAAACTTCAGACGCTCGGTGCCGAGGCTTGCCGGGGTATCGGTCATCGCCAGCCCCATCACATACGCCTTGCCGTTAAGCGCAAACTGCGGGTGCAGTTCTATGCTGGAGTAAATTTTCTTACCTTCCTCCGTCAGCTTCTTCATGCGCTCAGAAGGTTCAATCTCGGCGTAAAGCGCGGTGCGTCCGGCGAGCGGACCTTCGCTAATATCTTCAGCACTCAGCGCCGTCACATCCCCCATCGCGCCGAAATCACTGCCGGGGAAAGGCGAAAGATAGTGCTCCACGTTGACGCGTGCGCCGTACACGTCCGGGCTGTAGTTTGCTGCTGCATCACGAAGGTGCTCAGGGCGAATTTCACGCCCGTCAACGGTGGCACCGGAGACGGCAACGCGGAATTTCTTACGGGCTGGTTTAGCTGCGCTAGCCATGTCGATAATCCTGTTGAGTGGTTTCTGTACGGCCATGATGGCAGAGCGTAACTTGCTGTCTCAACGAGGTTTTGTTGTCGGAGGAAGGCCAGACCATAAAGGGGGCGATAGCGGGATCGCGCGCGGGGTAATCTTCACTCCATAAACGGTGGAGGGCAGATGATACAGGACGCTTTTGTACGTCAGAGGGCAAAACAACTTTACTGGCAGGGCTACCCGCCAGCGGAGATCGCGCGTCTGATGGGGATTAATCAGAACACAATTTACGCCTGGAAGAAACGCGATGAATGGGATGAAACGCCGCCCGTCCAGCGCGTCAGCCAGTCGATGGATGCGCGCCTCATCCAGCTTACGGATAAGAAAGACAAGACCGGGGGAGACTTCAAGGAGATTGATCTCCTGACCCGGCAACTGAAAAAGCTGTCTGACGGACAACCGGCAGGGGCCGGCACGGGCAAAAAAACGCGCAAGCGCAAGCTGAAAAATCACTTCACCGAAGAACAGATAGTCGCGCTGCGGGAGAAAATACTTGATTCGCTTTCGTGGCATCAACGCGGGTGGTATGAGCAACGCCACCACCGAAACCGCATGATACTGAAGTCCCGCCAGATTGGCGCAACCTGGTACTTTGCACGCGAGGCGTTGTTGGATGCGCTGCGCGATGATGTGAAATACCCGTACCAGCGCAACCAGATATTTCTGTCTGCATCCCGCCGCCAGGCTCACCAGTTCAGGGGATTCATTCAGAAGATGGCGGAAGAGGTGGACGTTGAGCTTAAGGGCGGTGACAAAATAGTACTGAGTAACGGCGCAGAGCTGCATTTCCTCGGCACGTCCGCTGCAACAGCGCAGTCATATACGGGCAACCTTAAGTTTGACGAATTCTTCTGGGTCAGCAACTTCACCAACCTGCGAAAGGTTGCAGGCGCGATGGCAACGCTGAAGGGGCTGACGCGTACCTACTTTTCCACGCCGTCAGGCGAGACCCATGAGGCCTACCCGTTCTGGACGGGCGATCGCTGGAATGAGAAACGCCCGAAGGCACAGCGCAAAGCGTTTGATGTGGGCTGGAAAACGCTGAACAGCGGGCTGTTATGCCCGGATAAAACCTGGCGTCAGATTGTCACTTTGAAGGACGTGATAGACCACGGCTGGGAATATACCGACCTTGAAGAAATTCAGGATGAAAACAGTGAGGATGAATTCCGCAACCTGTACATGTGCGAGTTCGTGCGCGATGGCGAGTCAGCCTTCAACCTTAACGCCCTGATTGGCTGCGGGGCAGATGGTTACGACGAATGGCCGGACTGGAAACCTTTTGCGTCCAGGCCGATGGGTAACCGCCCGGTCTGGATAGGCTATGACGCCAACGGCAGCAGCGGCAACGGTGACAGCGGCGCGATTAGCGTTGTGGTGCCGCCACTGGTGCCGGGCGGTAAATTCCGCACGGTGGAAACGGAACAGGTGCGCGGCCTTGAATTTGAAGAGCAGGCGAAAGTTATCGAAAACTTCACCTTCAAATACAACGTGCAGCATGTCGGCATCGACGTGACGGGCGGTAACGGTGAGGCCGTTTACCAGATAGTGAAGAAGTTCTTCCCGATGGCAATGCCCTACACCATGTCAATGACGTCAAAGCGCGCCCTTGTGCTGAAAATGCTACAGCTGATCCGCGCCGGTCGCTGGGAATATGATCGCAGTGAGCGTGCCCTGATCAACGCCTTTAACTCTGTTCGCAAGGTAAAGACGCCTGGCGGATTCATCACCTATGACACTGACCGCTCGCGCGGCGTCAGCCACGGTGATTTAGCCTGGGCGAATATGCTCGCCATTATTAACGAACCGCTGGGCCAGGAGAGTGGCAGCGGCGGGTTTGCTATGGAGTTCTGATGAAGAAGCGCACCTACAAAAACAATCACACTGCCAGCAGTGGCGGTGCCGGACAGCCTGATATTTCTGACGCGCTCAGAAGCGATCCTGCGCTCAGCGCCTTCACGTTTGACGGGCCATATTCGGTAACAGACGGCTATGATCTGCTGGACAGCATGTGCTGCGTCGATAACGGCCGGTACTACGAGACGCCAATAGACTGGAAGGGGTTAACCCGTGCGTTCGCGCAATCCCCGCTACATCAGTCGGCGCTTTACTTCAAACGCAATGTGCTGACCGGGTGCTATATCCCTCATCCCTTACTCTCGCGGCAGGCCTTCTCTGCGTTTGCGCTGGACTGGTTTGTCTTCGGCAATGCCTATCTTGAGCGTCGCTCTAATCGCCTGGGAGAGCCGCTCAAACTTAAGCATGTTCCGGCGCTGAACACGCGACGGGGAAGCGATCTTGATACCTACTGGTTTATCCGGCAGTGGAAAGATGAATATGAGTTCAAGGCGGGCGAGGTCTGCCACATTATGAACCCGGACATTCATCAGGAAATCTACGGTATGCCGGAATACATGGGGGCGCTTCTGTCCGCCAGCCTGTCACATTCCGCCGATAAATTCCGCAAACTCTATTACGACAACGGCTCCCATGCCGGATGTATTCTCTATGTCGGTTCGGAGAAGGTGGATCAGGAAAGCATAAAGGTGGTTCAAAAAACGCTGTCACAGGCCAGAGGGAAAGGCTCCTTCAAAAACGTCCTGATCCACGCGCCGGGTGGCGGCAAAGACGGCGTGCAACTGTTGCCGTTCAGCCAGATATCGGCAAAGGATGAGTTTCTTAACATCAAATCAGCAACGCGCAACGATTTGCGCGACGCGCACCGCATCCCGCCGCAACTGATGGGCGCAATGCCGGAAGGCAACGGATCGCTCGGTGATGTTGAGAAGGCCGCGCGTGTCTTCGCCATCAACGAAATGTTGCCCGTGATGGAAGCAATGAAGGGCGTCAATGACTGGCTCGGTCAGGAAGTGATCCGCTTTAATCCCTACGCTCTACTCAAAGACGAGTGA